AAGAGGCATAAGCCCAAATAACTAGCTTTCTAGCTGGATCTACGGCAGATGACATTAAGGGCAATAAGCCCTCATCTACATTATCAAAGAAGAAACGATTTACTTTCTCGTTTCCAATAGGAATAATCTGTTGTCCGTCACAAGCATAAAATCCGTTATCCGATAGGAAGAACGATGTGCCACCATACTGAATGATTGAATTAGCTTCATAACAGCCTTGATTACGGCTGATATTGTCAAACTGGAATACTAAAGGGCTACCAACATACGACATACGATGGATAGAGCGATCCATAAAGACTAGGCCAAACTCACCGCCAGTTAAGCCAACTATTGCGCCACCATCAGGAATATCTTGGAAATCAGCCTGTGTCGTAGCAGAATTAGTCCAACTAGACTCATCGCCCAAAGCAGACCATTGCACTCGATTTGGTCTTATTGTGGCATCGTTTACATAACCCGAAACCACGAAATCACGCACTACCGTTACATATCGGGATTGTGGAGCATCTGCCGCTAAGTCGCTAAAGTTTGTAGAGCTATTAACATTGTAGCCCTGCAAGCGATTGCCACCATTTGCAGCAACTAACACATTGCCAAATTGGGTAAAACGCCAGCGTTGATTATCTGGGGTTACATATTGGAATGTAACTGTGCCGGTATCTGCGCCACTTGTAATGTTTGTGCCTGCATCTGTGTAGGTAAATGTAGTGGTTGTTGGTACGCCCGTTATAGTAAATGTACCATTTATGTCCGTATTTGTAACAGCAGCTACCGTAACGCTATCCCCTATGGAATAACCATGAGCAGCAGATGTAGTAATTGTTACCACATTAGTTGTTCTTGCTACAGTTGTAATGGTGCGAGATGCCTTAGAAACATTATCCAAAGATAGATCGCTAGTATCTAACTTAAATAGCTTTGTTGCACCGCCAGCAAATACTACCGTAACGCCTGTAGCAGTAGTTCTAGCAGCCACGACATTGTTTAGGTTTTCTGATGCAGCCGCAGAATAGTCCTCTGCTGCGTTAATAGCGCCATAGCCTACAGCCTTAGCAAATACATTGTCTGCTCGTTGCAGGCCATTCGTAATGCCTGGCTGGTCAGGAGTCCATTCCCCGAAAGTAACTCTACTTATTGCCATGTCTGATTCCCAATAGATTTATCTGTCCAGTTTGGATTATTTGCAGGTACATTATCCCAGCTTGTTGATTCGGCACTAGCATCTACCCATGTATCTGTAGATGGTGTTTCTGGTGTCCAATCCTCTGCACCAGCCGTTTCGTCAGACCACTCATCGCCAAGTATGCGACCTAAGCAAACTACTGTAGCGTTACCGTTTACAGAGCCAATTGCAGAATAAACCGCAATAGCACTAGCATTTACTGTCCCTGTGCCAACAACAGACGCACTTGCACTTGCAATTAGTTCTGCTTGAGCCACAACTAGGGCAGAGCCGTCTATTGCGCCAGAGAATACCCTAATGCGCTGTGAAACTGCTGATACGGTTGCTGATCCAGTTACTTCTGCTACACCGCTATATTCAACCCCACCAAGGGCTGTAACCGTTGCTGTGCCGTTTATTTGACCTACGCCAAGGCGTTGCCTTACCGCACTTGCAAAAACCGTTCCTGAGCTTGATATAGAGCCTGAGCCTACTAAAATTCGTATTCCGTTAGCCGCTACTGTTGCGCTGCCTGTAATGCTGCCATTAGCATTGCGAATAGCATAAGCATTAGCGCTTACAGATCCCTGCCCTGATATTGCCCCAGAGCTAGTCCGAGTCCTAATGCCTGCTGCTGCTACTGTGCCTGTGCCGTTTACTGCGCCTACTGCGTTTCTTATTGCATAGGCGTTTGCGTTTACATTGCCAGTTCCAGCAACAGCGCCATCAGCGTAGCGGATACAGGTATCTGCTGAGTTCCAAATTGGGTCATCAAAGCTAACATTTATCTGCTCCAGCGTTCCAAAGAGATCAATATCATCTATTGTGAACGGGCCACAATAATCGGCTGGCATTGCTCATTACGCCAAAGTGACGGTCAGGCTGCCTGATGCAATCTTAAAAATATCGCCTGTATCAATTGCTTTAGACGCATCCAAGGCGGTATGGTACAAAAGGTTGCCAGTTGTCTGTGCATCCCAAATACCGATCCAGCCAATCGTTCCCCAGTTGCCTGTGGCTTGTGGGAAAGTAATATCAGCAGTCGTTGTTGATACACCATTGCTAGGTGCGCCAAAAGTAGCCGACTGGCGAATATACGAGCCACCGCTAACTTCTGTGCCTGATCCAGCATCGGTAGGGTCAGCAGTATGTAAGCTGATATAGACTGCCGCAGGCGATGTGTACGATGTGTTTCTTAAAGTAGCGTTAATAATCGCATTTTCAAGGTAGTTGGAAATTTCAGCCATGATAGTCCTATCGTGAGGTAAGTTTCATTTGTAAGGGAATACCCGAATACTCGCCGCCTTGGTCTGCATCGGAAATGTTCTTAACTGCTCTGTCGCACAGGGTTGCCCATGTTTGCGATCTAGCATCGTTAATAAGGTAAGGCTCTGCCTCTATCAATGCGCCATAAAGTAGGGCATCAGGATAGTTAGCAAGGAACACATTAGAAGGGTTTGAGCTAGACAATACTGCTGGTTGTGCGTAGTACAGAATCTCTAATGTATAAGCTGCATCTGGCGCTGGGGCAAACTGGAACTCTGCTGCCAATACGGTATAAAACACAGGTAAGCCAGACTGATCTGCCCTAGCATCTCTTGTAAAGGCGCTAGGTGACAGATAAGTTACTGGCATCCGAGGGTTTCCCTGCGTAAACAGGTCACGAATCTCTAAAAAGTCAGTAGGCAGAGCCACTCGTGCATCTCCGCTAACCATAGGCGCTGTAGCCGACTTTAGCATTAGCCGAGTACGCAACTCTCTTGCCAGGCGAATCTCTGCAAAGCGAATAAAATCAGGAATCTGCGATGATAAGTCGCTACGGCCTAAATAGCCTGCGACTGATGCTTGCAAATCCGTGTAGTTTGTGTAGCCCATATATTAGTCCTTAATGTCATCCCACCCATAGGTGTATGAACCGACATGGCCTATCTCCATAGATAAGTCATGGTCTACCCATGTGTCTATTCCTGCATCTTTTGCTTTTATGCAAAAGTAAATATCTTCGCCTAACAGCTTGCCCTTCAATAACTGCTCAAAGTAGAAGTAAGGCTGTGGGATATTCTTGAGGCATGAAGTCTTAATCAGCATCACGCCGCACCCAATAGCATCTACCTTGCCTATTCCCTTTTCCTTATTGGAAAGCACTTCTAACCAGTCTACGCTGCCATCTTCGTTGATCTGAATATTCCTAGCCGTAGGCTTAGGAGGCATCATTCTGGTCGTTGCGTTCACGCCTATTATATCTTTTTTATGTGCTAAAAGGCGCTCTAAAGTGGTCTTAGGAAAACGCATATCTGCATCTATAAACAGGATGTAGTCGCACTTTTCCTGTACTGCTGTACGCACCAAGCTATTGCGCTGGTCAAATATCAGCGTACCTTGCGAGGTATATACATTTAAATCTATATTCTTTTTGCCAGCCATGTAAGCTGCCATCATTGTTAGGTCAAATGCGGTAGTAACCTCCATCTGCCCTCTTGCTGGGATACAAATAGCAACTCTCATACATTGCCTCCCCGAGTGCGAAATACCCTGTTATCAGGGTTATTTAGCCATTTAGCCATCGCTTTAGGGTCAGCAATATAATAGCCACGCATAATGCCTAGCTTGTTTAAATCTTCTATTACCAATGGCGGCAGTTCCGCTATCTTGTTTCTAGGATCTAGTGGCTGATCGCCCCATCCCGTCTTTTCACTACGCTCATTGAATTGGCGCTTTGTATGATCTACAAATTCCGTCATATCCGTTTCTGAATGAATAATAAGGCCACCCTCACCATCAGCATGAGCCGTCTTTATTATTCCATCAACACAACCTAAATTGCCTCGTTTGCCGAGATCAGACATTTATATCTCCTAGAAAGGGGGCGAGTTTCCCCACCCCCTATTCTACATTACTACTAGGCGGTTAAGTCAAATGCACCACCGTGTGCAGCTTCGTTGCGAACTTCCAGGGTCAATTCGGCCAAGATTTGGGTCTTGTCGCTATCGCCAGCTTTTGCGAGTTCATTCGTTTGGAATGGGCGCAAGTAAGCCAATGCTGCGTACTCAGGATCGAGAACGAGAGCATCACGGGTACGCATGAAACGGTTAGGAACGATCTGCAATACACCAAAGTCGGACTGATACAAGTCAGCGCCAGCTAGGATGGTTGCCTGACCGCTTGTAGGCACTTGATAACGCTGTGCTGCCAAACCAGTAAAGCCGGAAACAACTTGCTTGAGAGCTGGGCTAACAAACAGAGCTGATGGTGTGCCGCCAGAAACGAACACTTTAGAGATAACATCCTTGAGGATGGTTTCTGTAAATGTACGGGTCGAGCCGTCAGTACGGGTTGAAACACCAATAGTCGTAGGATCAACGCCAGTTACGGATGTGCCGTTTTTGCTGGTATTGGTCTTAATGTATGACAGGAGTGAACCCATCTTACGGGCTGTTGAGTTGCTTGTACCAACTGCTTGACCTTGGTTAGCGGTGATGATGGTTTCAATATCACGCTTGATTTCAGCAGAAGCCTTAGCCAACTGATAAGCCTTCTCAGACTTACGGCCAGCCTTGTCTACAGCTTCCAAAGTACCCGAAACCTGGATGGTTTTACCCACGATTTGTGTGTAGTTACCAATACGGGTTGTTGGGCTAAGGTCAGCAGCAGAAGCGTCTGCACCTTCTACTAATGCGTTAGCAGTAGTAGATGCTGCGAGGCTGTCAGTCTGCCACTCATGGTAAACACCAGTAGCCTTGGTCTTGCCAATAGATGACATGATTGGGGTGTCGGTTGGGGAGATGTTATAGATAACATCGGATAAATCTTCACGAGCGCCTACTGCCTCGTAGCGATTATAAATAGCCATGATTTAATTCCTTAATTATAAAAATCGTTCAAATAACCTTGCAGCGTCTTTCTTATTGCCGGATTGGCGTAAGCGCTCAAAGTCTTTCTTTTTTGCTTCTTGCTCGGAACTCTTAGGGTTAGATGTTCCTGGTTTCAATGTCTTTGGTGCTGACTGCACTTTCTTATGTGCGCCTGGCTTTCCTGCCACCAGCTTATCATACATCATCGACTTGTAGAGCGCTGACACAGCTCGGCTATCGTAAACTTGGCTTAATTCTTGATCCGAGAATCCAATGGATTTGGCATAAGACCGAATATCCCTACGGATTACTTCGGCTTTGGCTTCATCCTTAAACTCAGGAATCAACTCTACTAGCTTCTGTTGCTCTTGCTGAATATGCGATTGCAATACTTGGCTCTGTTGTTGTGCCTGTTCTTGCTGTACTCGCTGGCGTTCAGCTTGGATAGCGCTCAGTTGCTTCTCCTTCTCACTACGATCTGCTATGGCAAGTGCATACGCAATTGGGTCATTTTCCCTGAGTTCCGCTAAGTTCTCAGTCCCCGACTGCTGTTGTAGCAATTGCTCAATAACTTGGAGTCGTTGTGCATAGGTATCTCGCACTCTGGCTGTTTCCTCAATCTTACTGCGCTCTGCCTCTACGGCCTTGCGCTGTTCCGCTAAAGATTGAGTCTTTTTCTGATAATCGGCAGTCCTACTGTATCCGTTCAGAAGCTCATCAAGGCTTACCTCCAATTCTTCACCGTTAGCTTTCACTCGGTATTTGGGAGATTCCTCTACTGCTTCTTCTTCGTATTCAGTTTCTTCCGCATTTAAATCCGATTGCTCGAACTCGCCTTCCTCTGCATATTCAGCAGAATCATCGCTTGCACGAACTTCTGGGTCAGCTTGCGCTTCCTCGTTTCGTGGCTCAAGAATAGACATAAATGCGTTAGCCGCACCGTTTACAGATGTATCTACACTCCCTGATGGGTTGGTGTTGTCGCTCATGTTGTTTACCTTTTAGGTAGTTAAAAAAACCGTATACGCCTCTTATCAATTTCGCTTTGTTGCACGAGTGATTGTAATGACGCTTCAAATTCTTCGATTGCTCTCAGCTTTACTAAGGCCCGTTCTCTGCCTTCTACATCTTCTTCTGCTGATCCAAAAATATACGACTTGTACAAGTCCTTCTGAGCGTTTACCAGCTCCATAAAGAACTCATCCATCAAATAGTTGTTGGCTCTTTCTGCCTTGTTCATTGCATACCCTTAGCTACCATTTCAGCCGTCTTTAACTGTGTTTCTGCTTGAAACTTTGCAGCTTGTAAGTCTAACTGTGCCGCAGCTTTCTCACGCTCTAGCTGGATCTCAGCAATGGCCTTCTCTCTAGCCAATTGAATGTCTGCCTGCGCCTTAACTTGGTCTGCTTCGATCTTGGCTTGGATCTTGGCTTGATCGCCTGCAATCTGCGCTTGAACCTGTTGCATATAAACCATTGTGGCTGGGTCTTGCTGTGGCTGCTGTGGAGGAGGATTAGACAACATCTGATCCATCTCAGGGGTAATCTCTTTAAAGAACTCGGTAGAGTCGTTAAACCCTGCTGCCTCAATAAAGCGCCCTAATGTTTCCCGATACTGAGCAACGGATACCAATGGGTTTGCGAATCCTTGAGTCTGTAAAATCTGCTCTTGCTTCTGCAATACCATAGCTGCCATAGCCATCTGCTGATCTTTATTGCCAGTACCTAAGCCCACATTAACTTCCATGTCGTAGTTGTTAGACCACTCTCTAGGGTCAATAGAGATGTACTTGCCACGCAAACGGATAACACGCTCTTTGTCTTGGTACTTGCAAAGCAGGTGGAAAATCCCTGTAAACAAGTCCTTTACACCAGTATCAGCAAAGATACGAGCAATCATTTCTATACGGCCTGCGCCAGACTGTTGCATTGCCGCAATAGCCGTAGCCGTTGTGTTCTGCAAAATGCTGGGGTCTAACACTTGACCAGCTTGTGCCACGCCCGAACGCTTCTGCATTACTGAGTCTAAATACTCTAGCATTGGGAAGGACTGTGCTGCGGTAGCTGGTACGGTCAATGCTTGTACTGCGCCCTGCGACTTCATGCGAACTACTCCATTAGGAGCAACGGTTAAGAGGTCATCCATGTTTACTTGACCATCAATAGCCGTCATACGAGGCATATTGGTCAGGTACATATTGTCAAGAATCTGACGGGTAATCGTAGACTTAATTAACTGAATGTCCATGCTACGGTCTGCCAAGCTCTGCCCAAAGAACTTATGGGGCATTGGAATTGGGCAAATACTAGCAAAAGGAATATGGTCTACTTCCTCGTTATCTAGGATCTCTGAGCCAGCGTAGGTAATCTTACGCAACTCTGCAATACCATCCTCATCGTAATCGGTACGGATGTAGCACTCAAACACTTCAATGTCTTGCATCGAGAAGTCTAAGGATTGCGTTTCATCCGGCATCTCGCCACGATCAAATCGAGCAATGCGCTCTGGAGTGTAAGTCAAGTCTGAGTATGCAGGCAGGTTATCTACAATGTCTTTAGAGTAGCCAGCAGCAATTAAGTCCGAGCGAGTCATATTAAGACGGTGGGCTACAAATCGTGCATCCTTGATTGTCTTATCACGCTTAGAAATTAAGAACTCCTCTGGCGGCACATTGGCAATCTTGACTCGGCCAGACTCTTTCTTCTTCATTATTACTACATCGTAAGAGAATGTAGCTGGAATAATCATGCCGCTAATGGGATCAATAATCTCAGGCGATACTTCTTTCATGTCCTGGCTTACCAGCTCCATCGTGCCATCAGCAAACAGCAATTGCAGTTCTTCTGCTGAAAGGTCTTTGTACTTTTCTTTTGTAGGATCTTCGCTATCTTCCCACCAGTATTTGACGATTCCGTTCTTTTGCAACAGAGCGTCTTTAAACCAGTTGTGCATTAGGATTACGCCATCATTGTCTTGGAAAAAGACTAGATTGCAGTATTCCGTAGCTTGTTTAGCGCCTTCCTCATCGCCTGGGCCTTTAGGCTCAAAGCGGCATAACTCGTCTGATGCTGTAAAGATACGCAACAATTGTGGCAACGCACCATCTACTACCTCAGCGACTTCACCAGTAACAATGGATGAACGGCCTTCTACCTCGTTGCCGTATGGCTCACGATTGTAGTAGGTCAGCGCCTTTCTACGAGCTTCGGTTGTTTCGGTATCTACATATCCGATTGAGTTATCAATCTCGGACTCTAGAATACCTTTTAGCTTGTTGTCATCCATATTTAAACTATCCACTTTGCGTTAATCTTTAATGGCCTGTCCCACATATCGGGCTTCTCATCCAGTCCTACGGCAACATATCTCCATGCGTCTGCTGCGTGAGAATGTTGGTCATGTAAGGGTTTGTCACTAAACATCTTTGTATCTGCGTCTACTGCGTATCTGTAGTGCCGTAAAGCCTGCAATCCCTCAGAGCATCGGTTGGTATCAAAGTAACACCGATTCATCAACATTCTAGCTGCGTTTATGCCGTCTGAGATAGACAGTTTAGGGGTAATCCGTACCGGTAGCCCCATGTTTTCTATAATCTCTTTTGTGCTGCGGCCAGTCATATTCTTATGTTCTGCGTCATGCGGCAGCCAATGATCCCTATATGTATATCCCTTGTTTTGAAGGACATTTACATAATGATCTATGGTTTTCTGATTGTCTTGATAAAAGTCAATAACCCGTACCTCACCGCCAGGCACAGTCTGTACGAACCAAATGCTTGTGTTGTCTGCCCAGCCCAAGTCCCAGAATGTAGATACAGGGATAGACTTATCTACCTGTATATCTCTGATCCGATCTTCTTCTTGCGCCTTGCGTAGCTCGTTAGCGTACACAGCACCATCTAGGACTTGCCTTGTATTGCCTTCCCATACATTCAGATATGAGTCCATATCCCGTTCTTTCAAGTCATCTTTTTCGTCTTGAAGAACTTTAGGAAACCAAGGATTATCTGACCAATTTACTTTTACTACCTTTGCCGACTTAGGCGGCATTACTACAAACCGTTTATAGGTTTCGTCTGTATCTAGCTCAGGATTGAAGGTAATCCATATCTCTGAGTTTTCCTTACGAATCGTAGGAATTAGCGTATCCCAGCTAGACTTACTGGTAGTCTGTGCTTCTTCTACCCAGCAGATGTCTACACCCTCAAACGACTTGATCTTGGTAATGTTGTGCTTTAAGCCTGCAAACAGGAACTCTGTGCCATTCCTGCCAAAGATAGTAGTGTTCTGTACTGTGTAGAAGTCCTCTAAACCTAGCGACTTGATCTGATCTGCAAGCAGAGCGTGTACCGAATCACTAATGGAGTTCTGGAACTCACGAGCGCATAAGACCCTAATCTTCTTTCTGCGGCCTATTGCAAGCAATACCCTAGCTACTGTCCAAGACTTAGATGAGCCACGCCCACCGTATACGACTTTGAAACGGTAGTCCTCCAGCAAGCACTCTAGCTTTTCTGGTATCTCTAAACTTAGCTTTTCTTCTGCTTCGATCACTCTGGGCGCTTGATAATAAACTCAATCTGCTTTAGCTCGATAGCCTCGCCATCTACACCGCTAATCTCTGTAGCTTGTACGGCCTTGCCGTCTACCCTGTCGATCACTTCCTTAATCGCCCAAGGCTCACCCTGCTCGGCAGCATCTACTAGCTTTTGTGCAATGGTGCGTAATTTACGGCTATCCTCTTGAACCAAGGCTACTCTGAGCTGGTTATAGAACAGCTTACCCTTCTTGCCATTCTGATTGCCTGGCTGACCGCCACGATTATTCGAGGCGATTCCTAAATCTTTGTTTTCTGTAGAGCTTTCCATTCCATTCCCTATGGGTTGATGGTTGATGATGTTGCTATTCTACAACACTTTAAATATATTTACGATACTTCTACAATTATTGTAGTTTTATGCTAC